AAGCGGATGCCGCACTTTTGACATGCCCTCAATCGGCGCACCGTCAGACGCACCCTGCAGGCCCGGAAGCTCAAGCTTCAGGCCCAAAAGCTTCATGCCCTGCGCCCGCGTCTCGATCCAATCATTGCGCGACAGCAGGTCATCATCAACGCCGCGAATAAGGTCACCGGCAATGCCAGTCAGCACATCCTTATCAATCTTATCGACCAAGTTCTCCCACCAATCGCCATCAGCGCCGCCCTCAGCGCGCTCCAGCGGGTTGTCATCTAGGGAAATGGTAATGGAACCGTCAGGATGCTCAATCGACAACAGATTACCCTGATCGTCGCGCTCTTCCTTCGTCTCGTTCTCAAGAAACTCAATCTCAATGGGGTCGCCATCAAGGTTCGGCACATCAGGTCCGGGCTGACGAATGTTCATAGGAGCGAGGCCGGGTTGCGTTGCCATCATTCGTCCTTCATTGCCGCATCACGCAAGCATTCCATCTCTTCAACAAAAAGATGCAAGCCCTGTTTCGCCGCGTCATTATCATCTTTAGCTTTTATAGTATACATACGCTTGTGGTCAAAGGGCTTCTCACCCCAAACATTCACCCCGTACTGCATGCCCCCCAGATCATCGACCGTGCAAGAAGCTTTAATAAAATTATCCATAACATCCTCACGCTGGGTAAAGTGGAACATCCTGCTTGCCCGGATAGGTAACGGCCCGCGCAATTTCCTCTAATCGTTCTTGTGACCTTGTAAGAAGGCCAATGTCTCTAAGGTGCCTAATAGACATAGAAACAGTGTCAACCAAATCGTCATGCTTGCCCTTCGGGAACTGGCCCACTTGTGTTATCACTTGCTCCGCCCACACCTTATCAGGCGCATAAACCATCCCCTCAGCAAACAAGTGCTGAACCGAATACAGACGCGCCATCTTGTCCATGCTCTTGGGGTCAGACAACTGCACCGCAAACCCCTCGCTGCCATACAATCGCCGTAGTTCCTGCGACACAGAAATACCCGCAGCCTTGTTCTCAACCAGAAGCTTATCAACCTTCAGCGATTTGCAGGTCTTCGCCACCTTCTCCACCAGATCATGAAACTCCAATCGCTCCTGCCACGCATGCATCATCATCAAACGCGGCGCAGACTCATTATACGCACGATCAAAATACATAGGACGGCCATTAGAGTCTAAAACCCTATTGGCCACCGCAGTCGCGTCAGTTGTAAATACACCCCAAATAGAAATAGCCGAATAGTCATTCGTAGTCTTAGTAGTGTACGCCGTATCCAATGACGCAATAATGTAATCCATGGGCGGATAACTCTTTTCCTCCCACAACTTCCACCATTCCCGCTTAATAATACCACCACCGGCAGGCTCTGGCCTTTGCTGCAACTGCCCAGCAGCCATAAATGGCCCCAGCGACCGCTCAAGGTTAGCCACCTCCTTGTCGCCAAACCGGTCAGGCCACAGCAATTCACCCTCTTCAGTGCGCGGATCCTTCCAGCCAATGCCCGTAACAAACGACCGGTCTGCCTCGTACTTCATCGGCAAGCACAAGTGCGTCCACTCCCCGACATCCTTCTCAATAACGTGGCCAGTCAGATCATTCTCAGCCAACCTCTGCTGAATAATCACATACGCGCCCGTCTTCTGGTCATTCAAACGGGTGGACATCGTTCCATCCCACCACTCAATAGTACTCTCAATCGTTGCATCAGAAAACGCCTCAGACGCAGAGTTAGGGTCATCAACCACAATAATCGAACCACCCTCACCCGTCACCGCCGCGCCCACAGACGTGATCAATCGCTCACCGCCCTGATCATTGCTAAAACGCGACTTGGTATTCTGGTCAGAGTTAAGGCTAAACCGGTCACCCCACAGCCGCTGATACCATGACGACTCAATCAATCGGCGGCACTTGACACTGTCACGCAGCACCAACTGATTGGCATAAGACGCCATCAAAAACTGCACACCCGGACCCGAAGTAGCCGACCGCTCAGGCTGCGCCCACGTCCACGCAGGAAACGCCACAGACGTAATCGTACTCTTCCCCATCCTCGGCGGAATATTAATAATCAGCCGCTTAATATCCCCGTCAACCACCGCCTGCAGATGCTCGGCTACAGCCTCAATCGGCCACCCATCCTTCCACACACTCGCATCAATGTGCCGCCACGCCTCGGTCAAAAACAAATACAGACTTTCCTCGCACTCAACCCGATCCAACGCCTGCAACTGGCGCTCCAAGTCAATTTGCGAGATGTCAAAGTCCATCACTCAGGCGCTTTTATTTCATTTTGCAATTTAATATGCCGAAATGCTTCCATCAAAGGCCCGTAGCAATCAGCGCAGACATCCTGAGTGCCAGCGCCCACCAACCGCCCATCAGGGCCGTTAATGATCTGATTAGCCATGCCGGGGCGCACTTGCTGCCTAAACCTGCGAATTTCCCTGCGGCACAGGTCGCACGACAGGATCTGCTCAACGACCAACGTCATTGCGCGGCCCGCAGCGCCAAAAACTGCTCCAACATGTCAGCAATCTGCTCCTTCATATCCTCCCACTGATCAGCCGTCAGCAGCGCCGTGCGCCGCCCAGCCAAATGCTCAATGATAGGACGCACGTTCACCATCATCTCAGGATCAAACGTCATGGTAACCCAGTCAAACTCATTCATTGCCAACTTCCCTGTACTCACCCTCAATCTGTACAGGCGCTGGCTGCTGCGCCAACTTCATCGCGCTGTTCAATATATCCCGCAACGCATCGCGCTGCTCATGGCTTAACATCGCCGGATCAATCGTCCGCGACTGATGATCAATCTGCAATGGCCTCCCATCCTTACCCGTAATCTCAATCGTCTTCTTATCTTTGTATTCATCATTGCCCAGCTTACTAAGCAAAAACATGCCAGCCTTAATAGAGTCCTTATGGGTAATATCTCTGGCCGCATTATAAATATTGGTCTGCACATCATGCATCATCAAATCACGCGCAATACTTAACTCTTCAGAGTAATGCGCCGTTAACGTAGGCACAGTAATTCCCATCAATGCCGCAATATTAGCCTGATACATACCAAGCCCCGCCGCATGCAATACAGCCTGACGATACCTCTCTGTCGGGACATGCTCACCCTTCTTTGGCCGGTGCGCCAGCAGATCCCGAAACAACGAAGACGCATACTCACGAGCATTGCCGCCAGTCTGCAGCACCCGCGTGTCACCCGGTGTGTCCGCAAACTTCTCGCCGCCGTCATTAATAGGTTCCGCAGGCGCAACCGTAGACTGCTTAGCCAACCGCTTGGCATTCACATTCTTACGGATCGCCGCGCTCTTAGGTATTCTCGCCATCTATAACACCCAAATCAAATATATATTGGCCATCCTATCGCCAATAGCCAATCTGGGCAAGCATCCGTGTGGCAACAAAAAAGCGGGCCTGCTCGGGGAAAAAGCAGACCCGCCAGTGCGCCGGATGCGCATAACAACAAGGGGCAACTCGCTGTCGCCCCTATTTACCGCTTGCAAAGCATTCTGCCAAGTTTTTTTTGCAAATACCCCCCCCGGTCGGTTTTTAACAGAAGGGGGTGGGGGTCTTCCCTGCAAGCCAGATGCGTTGTGGGAGAATTTGTCCGTGGGGTGTGTGTGGCGGGGTTGGTGGGTTGGTGGGCATGTAGCGGGTCGGCTGCATGTAACCCCCATATGGTACCTAACTAAACAGAAAAGGGGGGTATACCCCTATAATCTTCCCCAGCCAAACGTCCTCAACCACACAGTCAGCAGGTCAGCTAGTCAGCAGGTCAGGTAGTTGATGACAGCCTACGGCTGGCGTCCTGTTGGCTGTCAGCCTACCGGCTGACGGGCGCGGGCGCGGAGCGCCAGCGGGGCGCGGGCTTTCCGGCCCAGCTTTTCGTAATAGTCCACGTTCATTCTCCTGCGAGGAAGCGAGCGGCATCTTCGTCAGTGCCGATTGCATAGGTGGGGCCGATTGTTTTCCAGAAGCGCCCGGCGATATAGCCGTTGGTATTGCCCCAGCGGTTAGCGCGGATTGAGCGTTTCCCCTTGGGGGCTTGTTCGGGCGTGGCGTCGATCAGGAGCTTCATGTTCGATTCCTTATGCGGTCAGCCTTGGATGATCTGCATGTGCCCAGACATCAGGGCGATGGTCAGCATGACGGCACGGTCGCGCGTCATGCCGTTGGCGATGAGCGGCTGGGCGCGCGTCTCTATCTCATCGGCTATGTTAAACCCGATGGCGCGAAGCTCGCGGCTGGTGCGTTTGCGGTTCATGACAGTAGCTCCACCTTGCAGCCAAGGCCTTGAAGGCAGTCAATGGCCTCGCGGACGGTGTCGAAGCAACACGTCACGCCGTTCTGATCGCCATCGCGGTACTCCGGCACGTCGAGGTCGGTGCGGTCGAACTGCCATGTGCTGCCGCACGGCCATGTGATCAGGTATTGGCGCAGCTTGGGCGCTGGCTTGCGGCGCGTGATGCTGAAAGCGTCAAGGGCGTCGAATTTGGTGATGATCGGACGGGTCATGCTGCCACCTCATCGCCGACGACTTCTGCGCCATTGCTGTAGTAGACATCGACATAGTCGCGCCCGCCGCTGACACGCACGATGCTGTCACCACGGATCTGGGTGGAGAGCCACGCAGCATACTGCAGCGCATCCTTGTGTACCGCGAACGCCGCCTGCTCGTACCGTTCATCGCGGCCTAAGCGGTGGAAGCTAACTAAGTTGGTGTGCGTCATATCGTATGCTCCTTGGTTGATGACCAGACACTAGGGCAGATCGCCCTACATGTCAATGCGGTATTTCCGATCAATGCGAAAAAACTAATCGTAATTTTTTATAAGCGATACGACAATTATTCC